TGGGACAAAACATAGTTGTCCCAGATGAGCGCCTCCATCTCCTGGCAAATCGTATCGCCAGTGCCGTTGCCGACAGCTATGATGATGTTGTTTGGGTTAACTGCATCGCCGTACAATGGCGGGTTCGATGTTTCGACCCCGTCCAGGTTTAACATCGAAGGTATGATCCCGTCGCCGCCGATCGTCGCGGTAATCGCGTGCCACGCATCATCGGCTGCCGTAAAGTTGAAAGAACCGGAGGTGTAGTCCGTCACAAACCATGTATTTGCCGGTGTGGTCGGCGTTATTTGATTAGCGCCCTTTATTACATAGCCGCAACCGTTGGCGATATTACCACCACGATAGCCGATAAAGTTAAGCGTGCTCTTGCCGGCGGCCATCGGAAAAGGTCCCCCAGCGTTGTACGCACCGCCGTTTGAAATCGAGCACGGGCGGTTGCCCTTACAATCAAGACGCAGTAACGGAGCCCCGCCGGAACGCGGTACATGGTAGCCGTTGGGGCCTTGGTCATACCATGTCTCGATGATGCAGGTTTGACCCGCCAACGTGCAGAACGTGCGTGCCGTCGCCTCGTCATACTGATTGTTGATAAACCCGGGACTGACCACGTCGCCCAGCGGGAACCGCTGCAGGCGCATCGCCGCCCCCGCGTAAGCCGTGCGCAGCTTGCGAAAGCCGTACGCCGCCTTGACCGGGGTCGCGATCGCGTCGAGCGGCGGCGCCGGCATACCGGGGATCGTCGTCCCCTTCAGTCGGTGCCCGGCGGTCAGCATGTTGGGGCCGGCGTGCATCCGGGCGTCAGCCAGCCCGGCGATCGCCAACCCCAGCAAAAGCGCCAAAAAGAGCGCGCACCAACGCATCCCTCAGATCCCGGCGCCGGGGGTGAGGTAGAGCGTCGCGGCGGTGCCGGCAGAGATCCCGGCAATATAGCCTTTGCCGCAACCCAGGACCTCGACCGTGCCCGGCGCTACGGGTAGCCCCGCCCCCACCGTGGCGGTCACCGTGACATCGCCGCAAGCGACAAAAACCGCAACGGTGCCGCTGTTGTAGGCCCTAACCGAGGTGTTGTAGGCGTCGGTGGGCACCGCGACACGCCCGGTGGTCCCGGTGACCGCCAGGGAGACCGTGGCGCCGGACGCCTGGAACGGTGCCTGGGCCTGGGCCGGGGTGACCGCCCAAAGGCAGAAAAGCGCGAAAAGCGCGAGGAAAGCTCTCATTTCCAGTAAATCCATCCGGGGGCGTCAAAACGCATCTCGATCGCCGCGCCCGGGCCGTAGGCCGAGGTGGGCGCGCCCGAAATCGGCGCGCCGGCGCTGTCCTGCAGGGTGAGCACGGTGATGGGGTTGCGAAACCCGATTTCCATGCTCTGGCCGATCACAGCGGGGGGCAGTTTCAGGGTCAGAGCCGCCAACAGGGCAGGATTGTTGACATAAACCGGGGCCACGGTAGCGAGCGTGACGACCGCGCCGGAGACCGGCGCCAGGACGTTGGCCGGCACCACCGGGGTGGTCAGCTGGTTGACCACCGGGACCCACTGGGACGAGGTCGGGTCGGCATACTTGAGGTAGAGCTGGCCGGCGTCACTATCGAACCACAGCGAGCCCGGCAAGGTGACCGCGGGCGGCGCGCCGGCGATCGTAGCCGCCGCCCCCTGGGTCTGCGGCTGGTTGGTGACAACGACCCACTGGTTGGTGTTTATGTCGTTGTAATATATGTAGAGGTTGCCGCCCTCGTTGTCCCACCACAGGGACCCGATGGTCGGGTTCGGCGGCGGGTCGGCGCCGATAAAGGCGATCGCCGGGCCGGCTTTCTGCGAGACCAGCTGGGCCGCCCGGTTGGCCCACCAGCGCGAGGACCAGTGGTCCCCGGTGACCCCCATGACGGCCAGGATGTTGCCCGGGATGGTGTCCGGCATGTGCTCGGCCCACTCGGCCGAGACTTCGGCCCAATCCATCGCCAGGGCGTTGGGGTCGGCGCCCGGGATCGAGTGGGTCTCGTTGCCGCCCAAAACGCCTACCGCGGCGGTGGAAGCCGCAGAAACGCTGGGGGCAGGGAGCTTCAGGGTGGCCAGATAGTCGAGGATCTCGGCCAAGGTTCGGTCGATCCGGTCGACCTCGCCATCGAGACGATCGCCGGGCGGGGGAGCCGCGGGGTTGGCCACCGCGTGATCGGTAAAAGAGTACCCGCGGCGCGGTTTTAGGGCGACAACCGGCATTTGTCTTCCCGTGTAGGGCGAGGCACCCTACACATTGCAGGACAAAACGCAAAGGATGCTGTATATTGTGGGGGTGAGCGGCTTTATCGGATCGCGACGGCTCAAGACGCGCTGGCTTCAGAAAAACCAGGCCAGGCGCGCCAACCGGGAGTACAAAGGCCAGGATTTCTCCCAGGCCGAGTTGCGCCAACGCCTCGACCGTGAAGCCAAACGCGCCGGTTTCGTGCAACGACAAGTGCTGATCAAGCGTAACCCAGGCCCCGAAGGCTGCAGCGTAGATTAGGCGCGGCTTACCCCCGCGGTCCCGCCAGCCGCCGCCGACAAAGCGGTCGCCATCCAACAAAATACTCGAAGCGCGGGTGCGCGTGCCCCTAGGCAAGGCACACTCCGGCCGGCGCGGGAAGGCTTCAGGAGAGTTGCGACCGCGGCATACGGCGGGGCGGGGGGGTCTTTATATGTATTTAGAAGTATGGCGGCCAGACCGCGCGGCGGCCCAAAGTTGTTACAAAGATAATATGACCCCAACTTACTACGAAGGTCAGTCAGAGGTTCGAGGCGCGCGGTCGGGCACCCCTGGAGGGGGGCGGAAGCCCCCGGGGCTGCCGGTCCTGGGACCGGTAGTGACACGGCAGGTTCCTTGAAGAGGAAGCGGCTCGGGTAGGTGGATCAGTGGGTTAAGTGACGAGACCAAGCTCGAACAGTGTGCGAAGACGGTCAAGCTCGGCGGTTAGCTGGTCTCGTGACAGTGACGACAGGGGAGCCGTGGTCCCCGCGATGGGAGCCAGCTGATGCCGGCCGATCATCCCCTCGATTTCGGCGAGTGTTCGGGCTGCGTTGACTTTTGCAGCTGCCGGAGTGTCAGCTGCCGAAAGCAGCTCTCGGAGCTGGTCGCGCACCTGAAAACTCTGTGTGTTGGGGCGGTCATCTGGGAGCTTATCCGGGACAAAATCACGTTTTGTGTTCTGGTCCCGGCTGGTCCTGCCTCTGGTCCCGGCTGGTCCTTTGGTGGTCCTGTTAAGCGTTCTCATACCAATACGCCGTGTTCTGCCGTTTGCCGGGTCGTGCGCCCAAGCTGATCGCTTGACGCTGAACCTGCGCCCAACGCAACGGCGCCGCGTCCCGCTTGTCCCAAGCATGCACCAACGCCAGCCGCATCGGCGCGCGCTGTCCTGTTGGAAGACCGTTGAGGTTTCGCCAGAGCGGCAAGCTGATCAAATCGAAGGGTAACAAGCCGGCGCGTTCCAGCTTCCCGAGCATGCGGCTCTCGGCGCGACCCGCTGACGGCTGAACCGTAGTCCAGCGACCAACGTGCATGCGGCAATGGTCCTGGCCACGCATCGCAACCTGACGGCACCGGCGGCATTTGCGCTGGTCCTGCAACAGAACGTGATGCTGCCGCAGCGCGGCGATGCTGTTTGGCGATCCGCGCCAAGTCACGTTGTCCTGCCAACCCTCTTGTTTTTGTAGTGCGCGTAAGGCACTTGTCCTGCGTGGCGCTTGCCACGACACGACACCACCAGCCTACACCACACCGAAACGAGAGGTAAATACAGTGGCTTACCCATCCCATGTCGCGCGTTCGGCGTTGCGCCGCGCGTTGCGAGAGCATTTCCACGCCGCAACCTTCCTGACCGGCCGAAAAATCAACGATCTGACCTTGGCTGAGCTTACTAGCGCGTTGATTGCGTTAGGTTTGGACCCGGACGCTATCGCCGCGGCAGCGCTAAACACTCCGGCGCCGCAACAGCTTGTCGAGCTCCCCTGCGACAACCTGCCGCAGAACGAAACCGAGACCGCGGTCGCGGAGCTACCCTGCCTTGCGAGCATATGGCTCTTAAACCGCCTAGGAAGCCCGTCAGTGCATGGGAAGACTTCTCCTACCTCAGACTCTTTCCACCGCACTGGCGGGCTCCGTAGCGCCTCTTTAGCCGGCATGGGTGATCCCAGCCGGCTTTTAGGGTGCCTACCTCAAAGGAAACACCATGACTGAAAACAGCAAACGGGCGTTCGCCCGATGGCTCGCCAGCTGGGGCGCCATGATCGCCTTCCTCGCCGTGTTCGGCTACGGCATCGCGTGGGGCGCCAGCATCAATGCCGAAGGACCGCTCGTAATCGCCTTCATGCTTGGCTACGCCTTGGCGATCGCGCTCCACCTACTCGGCACGATGCGCAGCACCAAGGGCCGTTGGCTATGATCGGGTCTCGCCGCGTTCACCTTGCCCGCGACGGCCGCGGACTGACTGCTTGCGGGCTCGTCGCCCGCGGCCGGCGCATCGTGCGCAGCCGGGGGCGCTAGACCTTCGGTATCTCGGACACCGTATCCGACCCCTCGCCCCCGCCGGCCTCGTCGGCGGGGGCTTCTTTTTGCCCTTCGGCCGCAGCCGGCCGAGGTATCGTCCTACGCAGGTTTTCAGCCTCGGCCGCCGCCGGCATCGACATCGGCATACTTCGGTTTTCCGGTTGAGCCTCGGTCGCCGCGTCCAACGTCCTACGTCGGTTTTCCTCGTCCACGGCATACTTCGGTCCCAGCCAGTCGAAGTCCTCGATCTGGGTCTGCACGATCCGGCCGTCCGACATCTGGATGAGATCCTGGCCCTCGTCCTCTTTCGTCAGGCCGAACCGGATTAACAAGATGTGGTCCTGGTTGAGATAGCCGCTGGTGGTTTTGATGAAACGTGACATCTTGTGTTATCCTCTTTGCCAAGCTTTTGCCGTTCCAGCCAAATCGTTCTAGTCATTTTGTTCCAGTCCCCGGAAAACCCTGCTTCTACCAGCTTCTGATGGATAGCCTGCCACGCCGCGCGATTACCAAGATGCGCAACCGCACAAGCTATTAACCAGGGATCAATAGACATCTTGTGTTTTTCTCTATATCAACGGTTGCATTAGCTTCTGCTCAACAAACGTGTCGTGGCGATCGAGATATGTGCACGAGAGATAGTCAAATCCTCTCTCTTTTGTAATGTGTGAGAGGGGGGTTTTCTCGCGCGCGCGATCATATCTCGGTTCCAACGGTCATCAACGGTACAGCCCTCGATGGTTCATCGCTTGTTTCACCGCTTCCGCGCGAACCGCCTCCGATGTCTTACGGGCGGCGAACTGGTCCTCCAGGTTAGGACGCACCCGCCAGGCGCTGTTGCTCGGATAATTAGTCTCGGGCAGTAACCACCCACCGATGACCAACAGGAACACCGCGTCCTGGATCTCCTTCAAGGTGCGCAGCGGCTTGCACGCGGCAACATCGCGGCGCAGCTGGCCGGCGGTAACCCGAGAGACCGGGTGTCGCAGCAGGTAGCTCCCGATCGACTGCGCGGTGTGCTCGGCTGAACCTTCAAGGCCCGCGTAAAATATCTCGGCGTGGCCAAGCAAAAACTCGGCGTAGCGCGCGGCTCGATGCACGGTATCCACCGGGACCACTTGGTCCTGGCCGCCGTCAATCAGGTGCAGGACCAGGGACACACGGGCGTGGGTCCCGTGAAGTTTACGCAGGAACCCGCGATAGCCCACCCCGATGTCGGGTCGCTGTGCCAGGCTCTCGCCCATCTTCTCGATGTCGCGGATCACGTCTTCGCCGGCGGTATCGGTGCTATAGGCGTCCGGTCCCAGCAACAACAACTGCTCGATCGTGGCGTTGATCGCGCTGATGTCCGGCGGCGTGTTCTTGCGCAGGGGAACGCCGGCTCGTTGCATCAACAGGGTCCCGAACCGCGGCAACAGACCGTCGTCGGCCAAACCCTTGAAGTCGGCCAGGCGGTGCGGTTGGATGCCGCCTATAATCGACAGCGCGCAGTTGTCGATCGACGTGGTCCTGGTCATCCGGCCGATGGTGGTGGGACCGCCTTCGTAGAACTCCAGGAAGTTGGCGCGCTCGGCCGCGCCGGTCCCGGTGGTGTAGCGCCCGAACTCGAACAGGCTGGCCAGCTCGTCCCGCAGGTAGAGCAAACCTCTTGGGTTATCCGCCATCCACTCCTGCAGTTTCTCGATCGTCGTGTCCTCGGCCAGAAGCGCCCGCACTACAGGCGTCGGCTGTTGCGCTCGCTGCGGCGCAGGAACCGCGCGCCAGCTGGTCATCGCTTGGGCGTAGGCGCGCATGCGCTCGGCATTGCGTTTGCGCAAAAGCCCCATCAGATACCCCAGGATCGCGGTCTTGCGCTGCCCGGGCTCGGCGATCAGCATCAACCACAGGACCGGCGGCACGGACCACTGCGAGCCGGCATAGGGTGTCAGCGTCGCGCGTTTGTCGGCGGCGCCTGAGGCCGCGGTGATCATGGCGCTGCCCGAGGCTCCAAGATCCAACCCGTCGCGCTCGGCCAGCTCGGATAAGGTGTCTTCCAGGACTGCCGGCAGGATACCGCCGGGCCAGGCCGGAGGGGTCTTCTGGTCCCACAGATCGATCGCTTGTCCCGTGACCAGGCGGGCATACGAGACCGGCGGGATGGCAGCCGGGTCGACCTCGTCGAACTCGAAGCTCGCCACGATCCTGGCGCCTTCCAGGCGCAGCACCGCATCGAGCTCTTCGCGGAACTCGGCCTGGCCGCGGCGCTCGCAGTGAAAACAGTGAAACCAGCCTCGCTGACCCGGGATCGCCGGCACATACTCGGCCCCGGTCAAGGGTCTCGTGGGACCGTGCCCGACGATCCAGGGGCACTTGATGGTGGCCGCCCAGTGTTTGTCGCTGGTAATCTTCTCGCCCAGGATAAAGCCGGCTTCTTCCAGCGCCCGGTAGATCGGGTCCGAGGTCAGCTGTTGCGCGTCCGGGCGATGGCCATCGCCGATCCCGCGATCCAAAGTGGTCAAGGGCACGATCTCGCCGATCATGTCCTCGATCGCCGAGGGCCAGTCGAGCCCGCGGATCATCGGCCCCGGGTAGCCTTTGCGCAGCCGCAGCCGAAACCCCTGAGGTCCCAGCTGGTCGACCCATTTTTGCTTGGTGTTGAACCCGACAGGCAGCCTTCGCCAGGCCACCGGGTTAGTGAGGTTGTCGGCCCCGCCCAGCGTCCGGTCGAGCTGCGTCAGCATGCCCTTGACCCAAGCCAGGTTGGTCTCGGCTTCGATCTTCCAGCCGGCCTGGTGGTTCCCCGGCGAGGTCTCGATGACGTAGGTCGGCTGGACCCGCAGCAGGTTCACCACCTCGATCAGTTTGATCTTGGTGCCGACATCGTCGATCACGATAACGTGTAAGGACCGGAAGTTCTTGATAATCCTGTCCCGGGACCCGGGGACCAGTAACGAAGGACAGAAGTAAGTATTGCCGTCATCAAAGTGCGGGTTGGTCAGTACATCTCCAGCTAACCAGGCGTTCCAGTCTTCGCGGGGTGCTTGGGGGTCGCTCGGATCTCGTTTGAAACTGGTGACCAGTGCTTGGTCCCACCGGTCCCCGAAAATTAACTCCAGGAAATCCCGGTTGGTGGTCGTCGGGATGACTAAGGGCACAACCCGGTTGTTGGCAGACATGGGGGTCCGCTCCCTCGCGCGCAGTGAAGTGAGTGGGGGTTTTTGTCGTGTGCAGGTTTGTCGCGTGTAACGCGACCGACACAACCAGCCTGCGCCTTTGTCCGGGATCCTACAACGGGAAAAACTTGCGCCCCCGGTCGGGATGCGCCATATCTGAAGACGATTGCCGCAGTCTCGCAACCTTCGGCAGTCTCCTCTCGCGCGGGGGTGGTGCCCCGTCGGGGTGGGTAGGCGGGATGTCGTGTCCCTTAGAAGGCGGAAAAGGCGCCGGGCGTAAGCCCCCGGCGCCTTTTCTTAATGTGCGGGCTGAAGGTTCTTAGGCTTTGAACACGGCGCGCAGATGATCCGGCGACAGGTGCAGATAGATCGCCTCGATCGTGGCAATCGTGTCGCCCATCGCCTGCGCGATGTCGTAGAGGCTGTGGCCCTCCATCGCCCGCAGCGAGCCCCAGGTGTGCCGCAATACATGCGGCGTCACCCACGGCATGCCAACATCGGCGGCGAAGCGGGCGAACGGGCGGGCGAGGCTGTCCGGGTTGGTGTACCCGACCACCCGGCCGATCGCCTGGCCGCCCGGGTCCTTGGGGGCTCGCAGCCAGGCTTCTTTGAGGACCGGCATCAGGCGTTTGGCGACCCTGACCCCGCGCACCCGGCGTTTTTTGGTCAGCCGCCGGCCCGGTAGATGAAAGTCGATGGTCCCGGCCGCCAGGTCCACTCGGTCCCAGGTGAGCTCGATGATGGCTTCGCGCCGGGCGGCGGTGTCGAGCCCCAGCGCCACGAACAGCGCCACCCGCTGCGCCGCGACCCGGTCCCGGGGGTTGGTCTGGGTGTCCGGCCAGCGTTGCGCCTCGGCCCAGAACCTGGGCTCCTGGGTGGCGTCGAGAAACCGCAACCGCGGCGGTCCTGAGGGCGGGATCACCCCTTTGAACACCGGCACGTCGTCGCGGCTGATGCGGCGCTGGTCGCCGGCCCATATCAGGACGGTGCGCAGCGCCCCTAGCTCGCGCCTGATCGTGCCGGGGCTGCGGCGGCGCCCCAGAGCGTAGTCCTGCAAGATCACCCCGTCGAGCTCGGGGGCGGTGTAGTGCCCCAGCTCGCGCCGGATCGCCGCCAGGGCGCGCCCGCCGACCAGGTCCTTGCCCTGGGCCGCGGCGAACCCCAGCCAGGCCCGGCAGAGCTCGTCCACCGTCGCCGGTTTGCCCGCAGCTATCGCTTGGGCCTGGCCCCGGGCGTCGGCACAGAAAGCATCGAAATACCTCTGCGCCTCAGCCGGGTCCTTTGTAGCTGTCGACTGCCGGCGGGTGAGATACCCGGCGGCGGCGTCGGTCCACCAGATTTCATAATAGCCCTTGGCGTTGGGCTTGAGCCGGATCTTGCGGTAGTCACCGATGTCCGGACGGTTTGTTGACGTAACCATCGCTGAAAATCATCCTCCGGGATTAACACCGGGCGCCCTTTGAGATAAGGCAACCCTGCCGCACGCCTTAAGCGTGCGATCTTGGCCACAGAACAACGCAGCACCAAAGCTACCTCGTGCTGCGTCAGGTACTTCATGCGTGATTACTGTTGTTGTTTTCAGTGTCTGTGCCGCCGACAACTCTACCTAAGTCCGGATTTATCTCCGGGTTTAGGATGGGGTCTTCGTTTAAGGCGCCGCGTATTTCGGCGTCTTCGGCTTGCCGGATCAGGTTGTGGATGTGGGCGGCGAGCTTCCAGCTCAGCTCCCGATGGACCCGCAATATGGTCCGGCCAGGTTTGGCCGGGACCGCGGTTAAGACCAGCTCACCAGGGTTACTCTCACTGGGGGCTCGTCGAGGCGGGTTTTGCCGGGGCGGGTGCTCGGGACGCTCGGGTGCTGGTGGCCGGGTGCTCGCCAGTTCCTCGACCGGTACGCCCAGCGCCTCGGCCAGTTTTTGCAGGTTCTCCGGCTCGGGGTAGCTTTGTGCGCTCAGGTAGGACCCGATCCGGTCCCGGTTTCGGGGCACGGTGTAGCCGCGGCTGTCGACAGTGGTCCCCCACACCATGCGAGCCAAGTCGGCGGGCTTGATGCCGGCGCGTTTCATCAGAGCATCCAGCGCGTCGGCGAACGCTTGCAGCTCGGCGCGCCCGGTATCTTTGGCTTTTGATGTTGTTGGTCGTCGCCTAAACCGCCGGACATCGGGTCCCTCCCGGTTTACGTCTTGTGTTGTCCGAGTATCTTGTCCTGCTGCTGCAGCGGCTGCAAGATCCTTATCGGAAAAATTGCTCGGGATCTCGTCGGTGGCGTTTGTCATGCTCGCAGCCCTCAGTCTTTGCGGGTTTCTGGTCGGCTGACTAGTCCGTCTCCTAGTAGGCGCTAGTCATCCCTCTAGTCCTACTAGTGGGACTAGAGGGACACAATATAGGCCGACCAAAGACCATACACAACAACTTGTGTTGTGTGTCTGACAAGATGTTGACAGATAGGTGACGGTTTTGGCTGCCAACCCTACATCTTGTGTTTCTAGAGTTTAAGCCGCCGGACAGGAGGTGTTTACCCTAGAGGACAGCCCGACAAACCCCGACGTCGATATTAGGGCTTTTACCCGGCCCCTACACATCTTATGTTTCGGTCGGGGGCAAAGGCGGGAGACAAACGGTGGTAACTTTTGACGTGCCCCACATCTTTCGCGTGTCCGGCGGCCCACGCGGTTTGTTGGACTGGCTGGACCGGCACCAACCGGGGCACGGACTGGCCTACAACACCGTGCAAATGTGGGGCAGGCGCGAGACAATCCCGGCCCGTTGGGTCGGTGCTGTCCTGTACTGCGTCGAGCAGCAAGGCCACAGTTGTCGCGAGTTCCTGATCGACAACGACGAGTTTGCGTGATGCGCGTTCTCGGGGTCGACCCCGGCGCCACCGGCGCCCTGGCGATGCTCGACACCGATCTGAGCGCCCTGGTGGTGGTCGACATGCCGTCGTTGTTGGTCAAAGTCGGCAAGGGCCACCGGCGGCAAATATCCGAGTTCTGGCTGGCGGACACTCTGCGGGTTTACGCCCCGGACTGCGCCTATCTGGAGCGGGTCCACGCGATGCCGCGGCAGGGCGTGACCAGCTCGTTCAGCTTTGGCTTGTCTTATGGGCTGGTCCGCGGCGTCCTCGCCGCCCTCGGGATCTCGCTGCAGCTGGTGACGCCGCAAGAGTGGAAACGCAGCTTCCGGCTGGGTCCCGACAAGAACGAAGCCCGCTTGATCGCCTCGCGGTTGTTCCCGGCGAACGCCGCCTATTTTACCCGCGCCAAGGACGATGGCCGGGCCGAGGCGGCGCTGTTGGCCCTGTTCGGGGCCAACCAGAACCCCTAAAACTAAAGACGCCGGCAGGAGTGGCCTGCCGGCGCTTCAGAAGGAGAGTTCGATGGGTAGAAGCCATCAGCTGCTCCGGGTACGGATTGTGGTGATCTGGCGGGTATCCGTCAAGATCATCCGCAAGAAGTAACCGGAGAGGGCCAGTCCGCGAGGGCTGGCCCGCTCCCTGACCCGTTCTTGTGTAGGGTGCGTTTTCCTGCTTGACAGGACAAACTACAACGGCCCACATTAGCCCCTGTTAACCAAGACCCACAGGACCTAACATCTTGTGGCGACAGGGGATTTTAATGCCCGCAGTTGCTGCACCACCGCTGCGCGATTACCAGGACAAAGGCGTTAACTGGCTGTGCGCGCAGCTGGAAAAACACAAGGCGGTGTTGCTGGCCGACGAGATGGGCCTGGGGAAAACCCTGCAGGCTCTGCGCGCGGCCTCTCGGATCGGTGCCCGGCGTATCGTGATCGTTTGCCCCGCGGGCGCCCGGCGGGTCTGGCAAGCCGAGATCCAACGCTGGCTGCTGAACTGGTCCCGCCATGTGGTCCTGGTCGAACCCGGGACCAAACTCACCGACGTTAAGCTCCGCCTCGACCAGGAGAGATACATCCTGATCGTTGGCTACGACGAGTTCTCCGACCGTCACAGCCAGCTCGCCAACCATCTGCGCTCGCGGCGGTTCGACCTGCTGATCTTGGACGAGGCGCACTACCTGAAAAACCCCAGCAACCGCACCTTGACGATCTACGGCCACAAGGGCTCCAGCACCGGGGTGCAGGCCAGCGCCAGCAAGGTGATCCTACTGACGGGGACGCCCACCCCCAACCATGCCGGCGAGCTGTGGCAGCATTATCGCACCTTCTGGCCCGCGACGCCCGCATTAAAGGCCCGCACCGGGCGGGCTCTGAGCCAGGCCGAGTTCGAGGACCGGTTTTGTCGGTTCCGCGACACCCCCTTCGGGCGCCAGGTGACCGGTTCCAAGAACCAGACGATCCTGCGGGAAAGCCTCCGGGACAAGATCCTGCGCCGTCGCAAGGACGAGGTCCTGACCGAGCTGCCGCCCCTGGTCCTGCAGGACATCCCGCTGACCGGTGGTCCCCAGAACAACTGGATCGTTCGGGTCAGCCCCGAGGTCCGGGCGATCGCCGCCAAACTCAACTATGCCTTCGAGCACGCCGGCGACGACGAGCTCCTAAAAACCCTGCGCAACCCTGACAGCGCGGTCGCTACCGTGCGCCGCGAGCTGGGCCTGATGAAGGTCGCGTCGAGCATCATTTGGGTCCAGGAACGCCTGGCCTCGGTCGACAAGATTTTGCTCTTTGCCTGGCACCGCGATGTCATCGCCGGGCTGGAACGCGGCCTCAAAGAGTTCGCCCCCGTGGTGGTGACCGGCAACAGCACGCCCAACGCCCGGGCACTGGCGGTGCAGGATTTCCAGTCCGACCCCGCAACGCGAGTTTTCATCGGCCAGATCCTGGCCGCCGGGACCGCGGTGACCCTGACTGCCGCCAACGAAGTGGCGATCGTCGAGGCGTCCTGGGTCCCCGGCGAAAACGTCCAGGCGATCGCCCGAGCCCACCGCTTGGGGCAGCGCGACATGGTCCTGGCCTCTTTCCTTTATCTGCCCGGCACCCTCGACGAGCGGATCATGCGGGTCTTTCGCCGCAAGGCGGCCGAGATCGGCGAACTTCAAGGAGATGACAATGCAAGCGCAGCTTAATTTTACCTTCGATCTCGGGTCTGCGGCCGGGCGGGCTGAGTTCCAGCGGATGTTCCGGCATCTGTTGACGAGCGACCCGCTGCCGTCTTTGCCGGACGACCGGCTGGGTATGCCGACGCCGGTCCTGCCGCTGCCGCCGCAGAACCCCTCCTCGATCCCGGACGATCCCGACCGGGCTGCCGCCGCCAAGGCTGGGCGCCAGGAAGCCGCGGCGAAGGCCCGCGCCGCCAAGGCCGCCAAGGCCGCGGAAGCCGGCAATGGCAGCCTCGTCGACACCGGCGCGGATCTGAGTGGTCCCGAGCCAAACGGCCAGGGCACTGCCAGCCTGCGGCAGGACCAGGCGGTCGAGGACGATCTCGGCCTGGTCGACCCCAACATGAGCCCGGCCGAGGCCAAAGAGGCGGGCCTCGCCCTGGTGCGCGAAGCCTACGCCGCCGGCAAGATGGCCCAGGTGAAGGCGCTCCAGAAGGCTTGGGGGATCGCGAAGTTTTACGACATCCCCAACGAGAAGGGGCACGAGTTCTTCGCCGCGGTGATGAAGCTGGCGCACGAGACCGGTCTGCGGAAGTAATAACAGCGTGATGCGGATCGTGCCTGTGACTTTCCGGCAGGCTGGCGATTTTATCGCCTTATACCACCGGCACAATAATCCACCACGAGGGATGAAGTTTGCTGTTGGACTGCGGGACTGTGTAAACGAGAAGCTAGTTGGTGTTGCAACAGCAGGCAGACCGGTCAGCCGGGCGTACCCTGAGAGCGTTATAGAGGTAAATCGTACTTGTACCAATGGATCTCTTAATGCGAACTCGATGCTTTATGGCGCTTGTCGTAGGATTGCTAAAGAAATGGGTTACAAAACCGTCATCACATATACGCAGGGCGATGAGAGCGGTGTAAGCCTGAAGGCCGTCGGTTTTCGAGTGGACGCCCGACTGCCTGCGAGACAGTCATGGGCGGAAGCCAGTGTAAAACTGAAAGCTCTTCGCGATCCTGTCGGTAATGGCGGCGTGTCTCGTATCCGTTGGATCTGGCCATGACCGAGCACAGCCTTCTCGGGGCGTCGAGCGCCTATCGCTGGCTCAACTGCCCGGGGTCTTTCCGGCTCAGCCAGACCGCGCCGCACCGGCCGTCCTCGATATATGCGGCGACCGGGACCTTGGCGCACGAGTTCATCGAGAGCGCTGCGAAGCTAGGTGATTGCACCTCGGTCATCCAGGGCGAGTTGGGCCGGGTGTTCTCCCGTGACGGTCACGAGATCACCGTCGATCAGGATTTTATCGACGGCGTCAACGTGATGCTGCGCTACCTCTTCGACAGCGGGGCCTTGCTCGCCGACTGGATGAAGGTCGAGTTCCGCGTCGATCTCGCCCCATACTTCCTGGATCAGTCACCGGTCCCAGTGTTCGGCACCGTCGATGCTGCGGCGCACACCTGGGACACCGA